AAACGGTCAAGGTTCATCGCTGGATACATCCACATAGTAATTTTCCGGGCTTAGCATTACACTAGCTATGTTTCTGTAGGTGTAGCAAACACCTATATGGTTTTCGAGTTCTTCTATCAGACGCCAGGCCCCGCAATACGGGCACTTTTCAAAACGGCTGTTCATCATTTTCCCCTCCGATTAAGTACGTGCAATTTTTGCACATACTGCGCCGTGTCTCTCTTCCACCACCGCCCCAATTTAAAACCTATCAGCAATCTTGATAAACCCATAACTCTTAACTTTTTTCTTCAATATCTGCCAAGCATTAATAATCGAAATATATTGGATACGAGGCAGATTGCCACGCTACAATCAAACGAGCTGAATCAGAAACTGGCAAGACTAATTTTGATGGTTGTTATTATTGCTGCAGACCATACCATAAAGGATAGCCCGGGGAGGAGGCAATTCCTCCCATTTTTTACGGTCTTGCGTTTTGAAAATAAAATTGCGATACTGCTGCAAAAACTTCCTGTACTTCTTTGAGTGTTACACCACGTTTTTGACATTCCTTACAAATAAGTGTCACAAGTTCTGCCTTGTTATCGTCCATATTTTTCATCTCCTTTCCTCTTTCGAATCTGCTTGCCGGATATAGGAGCTGGTTAGGGAAATTACCCGGCACCGCTGCATCCCTGCTCCTAGCGCGGGTGTCCCACCACGCCGCCACCTGCAATAAGACTAAGCTAAAACTGCCAATCAATTTTTTTACCGCAGTTAGGGCAGTAATAAAATTCTCGTTCTATTTCATCGAAACCACACTCGCATTGGAACATATTTACGTCCTTTTCTAACTTGCCAGCATAATCAATCTTATCTATAACAACGCTGTTATAAGTTTCCATGGTTGGCTTCCTCCTTTTTGTAAGTTGCAGGGCGGCCGGATTCAAACCGACTCCGGCATTTCACCGTGAAGTATACTTTTATTGTATACCCCTCCTGCTACGTGTCTCACCACGCCGCGCCCTGCAAAAACTAAATCACGCTATATGAAAACCACGTAAAGCCATCCACGCATGTAGTAACCTATATTTCCACCTCATTTTGCCAATCCATTGATACTTAGCAACTTCTCTCTTAAACATAATTCTTACCTCCTCCGAAAAAAATTTACTTGACCGGATTCCCCACCCGAACCCTCGCCCGTCGTAACATAAAGTTACGCTAAGCTACCCACCCATTTATCTGCCGCCCCGCCGCCTATTCCCAAAAGCCCCTGGTGTCCGTATTAAGTCGCGAACGGGGTAGCAAACTTGCAAAAGTTCATGCTACAAGCACTTCTATTCCTAACTTCCTTGCGTCCTCGCTGCTAAGCAAAGTGTAGAAAACTAGCCCGTTTATTTCTGCTTGTGCTTCATACGGGTATAACTCACACTTCCTTGCTACGTAAATCACCTTATAGTTTGCGAAAAGGTTGAAAAACTCTTTGTACGACATCTGGACGCAAAAGCTGTGTCTAGTAAAGCTATACCCTATGCTTTCAGGGCTACTGCAAATACCGGCTAACTTCGCTATTTCAGTAGCTGTTGATATTAGCCTTTCTGCAAGGCATTCAAGGCGTTTCATCTTGCTTTTTTGGCCCATTTGTGATACACTCCTTATAGCCGTATGGGTTATAATAAGACTTGGGATTTTTTACTTGCCGGCCTTAGCCGCCGGTTTTTTCTTTGCCCCCGGCTTTGGCTAGGGCTTGCCGTACTAATTCACAAGTTCGCTGTAGGGTTAAACGCACATACTCCGGGTTTCTTTTATCATTCAACCAATTATGCAAGTAATCGCACGCCAATCTAAGTGCTTCATACATATCCGGCGCGGCGGCTACCATGTAAGCATTACCTTCGCGTTCACCATAATTGCCACACATGACCGCAATAACATCTCCGGTACTTTCACTGAATACTACATAGAATCCGGCGTCATATGTTACTTTCCACGGCCCAGGCGTAAACTTAGGCATCTACATCCCTCCTGCCTTTGCAATCCCCCTAACTGCGATAAACAACGCCTGCATACTCCAGATGAGGAACATTACCAGGCCGAAGCCAATAACGATGCCCATCCAAACCTTATTGGTTTCTGCAATTACTGCGCGCTCTCTGAGTTCTGCTTTTGCGTTGAGAAACCGTTCCAAGGCTACGGCCAACCTGTTAAGCCTACCCTGCGTCATCCCAATTCGCCTCCCACCGGTTGAAAACTTCGCCGCACCTCCGGCAACCCCAGGCCACTAAGTCCTGGCCTTTCGGTTTAACCTGCATAATAGTTTGCAGGTACTGCCAGCCCTTTTGGCTTCCGCAACTTGGGCATTTGCGTGCCGTCTTTTTTCCCCGGATTAGGGGGATACCGTTTTTAGTAAGCGTCACCACAAAGTCCCGAAACTCCAGCCGTTCCTTACCGTACCGCAACATTACCGCCCGTAGGGCATCCAGCATAGCGGTGAAGGTTCTAATATCATTGCTTCCTACTGCTTCCCGAACCGCCATTTCGGCCGCTTCCTTATCCTTCCTGTACTGTCCTAGGTCGTACAGCTTCCCGGACCAGGCAGTTTCCCTTTTCTGTGATTTTGATGCATACACGTTGACACTCTCCTTCTTTGCAGTAAATACACTCCTGGCAGTCGCAATAAATGACAGTTTCCATGCTTTACGCCGCCCTCCTTAAGCCGCGCCCCAGCGACCATTTTTGTGTTACGTCCTGCCGCGCCCGGGCTACCGGGCAGTCCCGGCAGGCTGCGTCTGCTATCTTCGGGCACTGGAAATACCGGGTTGCTTTAGCAACTACGTCTAGGGGCACTCCCTGCGCTCCCAGTTCGTACCGGCAAAGAGTTGCCGCGCTAATACCTAACGCCCTTGCTACTTGGAACTGTAGCAGGCCGCGTTTTTCGCGCTCCAGTCTTAAAACCTCCAACTAAATCCCTCCTTTCAAACTTTGCAATTGCAAGTTCTGTAAAAAATGAACTATGCAGGTTGTTGTTGTGGTAGTCTATAGTCAGTCCTCAACATACTTCCCCACCGCCCCCGGTTGTCCGGCCGGTAGCCGGGGGTTACACCCCTTCCTTCGATGGCTCAAACCATTCGCATTCAGCATCCTCATCCGCTTTTTCAAACCGCCAATTGTCCATGCCCTGTATGCAATGACCGTCCCAATTGTTTTTGCAGTCTTTACAAAGCTTTAACACAACTCCACCTCCTTCCCGGCGGTCCCCAAACTTCCCGCCAGCGGGGCCGCCAAATTTACCTCACCTCAAATCAGCTTTGCTTTAGTTACGTCCTCTTTTCGGGCAGCCACCTCTAACTCATTCCCTAAATCGTTCATGTATTGCGCACAATCCTCGCAGATCCAAGTTCCATCATCCAACGGAAGTATTGCACCCTTTTCCTCGCATATAACACAGCGGTTGCGGGAATTTATCCAGTTCCGCAAAAACTGAAGTAGTTTCACGTGCTCACCTCCCTTCAGCTTGCCTTATCATTGACGCTCGTTTGTAGTACAAGGGCCTGTACCTACCAATATTCCCTTATCGCTGTCTCCGAACGGGTGGCTGGGACAAACTTCGCTTCTCTTATCTACGGTCTTTTCAATGGTTTCTTGCCATCTTTTTTCCAATAACCGACGATGGTTTTTAAGAGAAATTAAATTTTGTATGTATTCCACTGAATACAATACCGCGATAACAATTATTAAGATTATTGGCCAGACCGCCATTATTGCATCGATAACCGCAACCATATAACGTTACCCCTCACCTCCTTTCAGCCTTCAGTACCAGTTGGTAGTCCATGCTTACCTCACCGCTTGTAGTTTCCGCGGCTTGACATCCGTTTGCAACTCTTCCAGCCAGGCATCCACCAGCCGCTTCGGGAATATTACCCTCCCGCCTTTCCCCGCCGGTTGCTTGGCAGGGATTATGCCGCGGTGTGCCCAGTCCAAAACCTGTGTTTTGCTGATGCCAAGCATTACGGCCAGTTCTTTCGCAGAATAAGCCAGTTTTTCCGGCATCTAATCATCTCCTTCTGGTGCAGGCATAGGCACCAGCCGCAATTCTACCTTGATCAACTCTAGCAACTTCTGCCGTCCCTTCTCGTTATAAACAAAGTTTTTAACCTGTTTGTCGCTGCTGGCCGACTTGTCGAGTACCCACATGCCGTATTCTGAGGTTTTCAATCCGTACTTATTGGCTACCCGCCCCACCTTGTTGGCCGATACCCCGGCCTCCTCAGCGATTTCAGTAGCGGTGAAGGTAACGTCGATTTGGGGTTTAGGGAGTAGCGGTCTGCCTACTACCAATTCAGTAGCCCCGGCAACTAATAGTTGGACGGATTCGGGGGATAATACATCTTTGAACTCCCGGGCCATCTGCCGCAGTAGGGCCGCCTGGCGGGTTTTGGCGTTTAGCAACATGGCGTCGGCTCGCTTGGCCTGTTCCGTTAACTCCTTGGCCATCCCCTTGGCCCGGAAGTAAACATTGACTAACTGGCGTTGCACCTGCCAGGCCAAGTCGTCGGTGAAGGATTTGACCAGCATTAGGTAGCCGGATTCGGTGAGAAGGATTAAACCTTTGGGATTAGCCGATGTACGAAATTCGTCCATAGCTTTTAGTTCGGATTCGCTTAAGTGAAAGTAGTCTTCGCCAGGAATCATATGGTGCCGATTTTCGTTGAAGTTGCGTCTTGCCGTCCCTTCGGTTCTTTGGTGTAGTTCATCAATATCACGGAAGGTTACTACTCGCTGTCCCTGGTATTCCTTAATCCTGACTTCCTGCTGGCGACCGGCAATAGTAAGCTGAACTACTTGACCCATGAATTTTGCCTCCTTTTCCTTATTAGGAAGAGACCACAAAATTGTGGTTTCTAAATTCATTAAACTAAGAAACCTTAAAATTAAGGTCTTTTACCTTGTTGCCCGTTTGGCCGCCTCCTTCGGTGCCGGTTGGTTCGTTGGTTTCTTCTGGCTGAACCTTAAAGCGTAGTAATTCCTCTAGGGGAACACCGAATTCCTCATAAATTTTTAGTGCAACTTTTTTAGATATGCCTTGTTGGCCGTGGATTATCATGGAATAGTTGCTTTTAGACATTCCAAGCTTGACAGCCATCTCAGTTTTAGTGATCTGGAGCTTTTTCCTTATCTGCTCTAATTTATGCATTCAAGTTCACCACCTCTGAACTTATTATAGTTTATTGAACCTGAACTTGTCAAGAGGTAATTTTAGACTTTCTGAACCAATGTTGTAATTTCATTTACCCTGAACTATATTTATAAACGAGGTGATTTTGTGGGGTTCGGAGAACGACTTAAAAAAGTGAGGATTAAAAAGGGATTAAGGCAAGAAGATATAGGAAAAATAGTTCATGTTGGAAAATCCACGGTTTCTCAATGGGAAAATAATATTCATGTACCCGACTTAGAAACCGTTACTAAAATTGCGAATCACCTCAACGTTTCTGTGGACTGGCTTCTCGGTAGAATTTCAGCACCTTTTCCTACCCCTCCCCTCACCCCCGAAGACATGAAAAAACTGGAAGAATATAAAAAATCGCTGGACGAAACCGTCTTAAAAATAAAAGAAATCATGGAAAAATATTCTACCAATAAACCTTAACAGGCAAAATTTGGATCAGTTTAGGGCTATTCCTTCCGAATTATATATATACCCGCTATTTTTCAGTAGCGGAAATATTTATCCGGGAGGGGTAGTTGCATGCTGAAGTATGTTGCCCTGGTGGGCGAATTGTCGCAAGAGTATTTCTATTGTGGCGAGCTTCTGTTAATTGACGCGGCCCTTCCTGTGGAACGAATCCTGGAAATCATCAGGGTTCATCTGGGTGGTGATGTAGCTGGAGATTAAGATAGCCCTCCTTTATGGGAGGGCAAAGAAATTGGCGAGTACACATTGACCGATAACGAGGTAATAGCCATTAAGAAGGGAGAGGTTTAATTAGATGGCAAGTGTCGGGTGGGCGCACTTATGCGATTATGCTTTTTTTGATCGTGATGGGAAAGTATGTCTAATAGGTATTTTTAAAATTATTGTGGCTCCTCGTATTCCAACCCAACACACCCGATGCGCTTTTGTCTTCCAGCTTCAAGGGCAACCCAATGAAGTAGTTAAAATCCGTTTACAAATAGTTAGACCTGATGGCAAAGATCCTTTAATTGATCTAACTAATCCAAATTTAAAGTTAAATACTGCCGGAGAATTAATAAATATTATGGGGTTAGATAATCTTCCATTGCCAGATTTTGGCCCTTATGAAATAAAAATAAATTTGAATGATACTTTAACTTATGTCACGGTATTTGAAGTAAGACGGCTGGAAATAGGTGGCCGGCCATGAAATGGAATTACTATCTGGATATTACGGCTAAAATTGCAACCATTTTGGGTTTACCCTTTGTTGCTTGGTCTGCTTGGAAAGCGCAAAAAGAAGTGTCTGCCATACGACAGTCATGGCAGACACAACAACAATTCCAATCTCAAAATATTAACATTAGTGTCGGTGCGCATTCTGATATTATGGAGCAGTCCATGTCTGCTTCGCAAAATGATTATCGATTTCAACTTTCTCCTTCTTTTCAAAGGGATACCACCGATGAAGAAGATAATGACTAGTCGGCTTCTGCGGGGCAATCGAAATAGTTTTAGTTTCTATTGAACGAGGAATAGCTTTTCCTTCTCGGATTTCGTATTCAAAAATATTGTTGTCTTGCATTATTATTTTACCTCCTTCCAGTTTAATTTATTGTTATATATATTCGTTATGCACACTAAAGTTCCTTCTTCTTTTTGGGTTTACTATAAATAATTTCTCAAATTTGGGGTGACCTCATGCGTTACCACCTCGAAAAACGTTCAAAACGCTCCTGGACCATCGTCATCGACATGGGCAAAGGGCCAGACGGCAAACGCCAGCGCCGCTATATAGCCGTAGAAGGCACTAAAGCCAAAGCTGAAGCGGAAGCTATGCGCCTCATGGCCGAAATGCAGTATGGCGCTTATATAGAACCGTCAAAATTGACTGTCGGCCAGTGGCTGGAACAATGGCTGGAGGAAAACAAATCAAAACTCGCCCCGCGTACTTACGAAAGTTACAGCCAGATGCTGCGGTTGCACTTGTTGCCTACCCTGGGCGGCATACAACTGCAAAAGCTGACCGCCAGCCATATTGTAGCGTATAAGACGGAAAAGCTAAAAACCCTGTCGCCGCGAACGGTAGCCTATACCATGACCATCCTTTCAGCCGCCTTAAAGAAAGCAGTCATTCCTTATAAACTTCTCAAAGAAAATCCGGCGGCCTATGTGGAAAAACCGGCCTACAAGAAGAATAAATTTGCTGTACTGTCAGAAACAGAAGCGGCCCGCTTCCTTGAGGTAGCTTCCCAAACCCGCTATTACCCTGTTGTCTTGACAGCCATTTATACCGGCATGAGGCTGGGGGAAATAGCGGGCCTTAAATGGGAGGACGTGGACTTAACCCAAGGGATCATCAACGTTCAACGGCAACTGCAACTGCTGCGGGAAACAAAAAAGAATACAGAATTAAGTCCCAAAGATGAAAGTTACGGGTTGATACCTATACCGCAAGAATTGGTTGAAGAACTAAAGAAACTGAAAAACAAGAATCCTTCCGGCTACGTTTTTACAACCGGCAACGGCACTCCCTTCCTTCAGCGCAACCTTCACCGGGCCATCAAAAAAATAGCCAAAGACGCTGGCTTCCCCGATTTACGCCCCCACGACCTGCGGCATACCTGCGCCTCCCTCCTGCTGGCCCAGGGTGTACCCCTGCCGAATGTGCAAAGCATCCTTCGCCATAAAGATGCCTACACGACGGCGAAGATGTACTCCCACCCATTACCCCGCTGGCAAAAAGAAGCCGCCGAACGATTGGCGGCAGCAATACACAATGGGCGGCAACATGGCGGCAACTCGCCGTCTGGCGGCAATAACGCAAAAAAATAGAAGCTGCAAACCCTTGCAACTCCTAGCTTTTCCTGGTGCGCCAGGAAGGCTTCGAACCCTCGACCCGCTGATTAAGAGTCAGAATCGGATTGCTTTGATAAAATGAGACATCGCTTACAACCCTTGCAATGCTTGCATTTATACCCTATTGGGCATGTTGTAATATGTAAAGTATGAACATTAAATCAGGTTAGTTGGGCGGCAATTGGCGACAACTTTTTGGAAATGGCAAACAAAAACCCGGCCCGCCCTGGACCGGGGAAATTATTCATTTTGTTTAGTAACTGCAACTTCAAGTTTAGACGATTTTATAAAACCTTCAAAGTACGCTTTCCAGAATTCCTTTTTACTTACTCCAATTTGATGTATAATACTTCTAAGAAGAGTGCCTCCAATATCCGAATATTTGGGTACAATAATTATGTATGTATGCCCTGGTAACTTTCTTTTATATTTATTATGACTACCTTCAGTGGAATGATATTCTGCTCCCAAGTATTTTAATATTGTTTCGATTTCCTTCCAACTTAAACTTTTTGGTGTTTTTTGCCCTTTAAAAAACACCATAGGGCATAACCCTTACTTCAGTAAAAACATGTGTTCCTTCTTTCCACCTATGAATTAGCTTATTAAAGTTATAAGTAATGTCGAACAAAATTCTTTTAAACCAATAAAAATATGTAGGACGAATTTTAACCTTTTCACCTTTCTTTAAACAGCTTTCAACAACATCAAAATATGCCGTTATAGCTTCTTTTAAACGCTTTTTTGCTTCAATTGCGGAAGCCCCTTCTGCGGCAAGACTTAGTTCTAAATTATAAGCAATATAGCGGTGGCCCTTTTTTTTAATAACGCACCGCAGAATCACTTTTATCCCCCTCCCCTTTCGTTTAATAAATTTTTTCATTAGCAAATATTTTTCCTTTCTATTTTTATCGGCATTTTCCTGCCAAACTTATGTTTTTATAATTAAATATTTATCATGTTTTTATACTTCTAGTTTATGCTGAAAAACTCAAAAAAGCCCCCCGGCCCCCACGGTCAACCCGCAGGCCCAGGGGGGGCTTCTCTCAATCTTTCCATCTCCGGTAGCTGCATTTCCGGCAGTACACCGCGCACCCCGCATCTTCCATCTGCGCCCTGCACTCGGGGCATAAAACGGGTTCAGCCACGCCGGCAGCGATGTATGCTTCTGCTGAAGCGTCATCCAGGGTGACCAGTTCGCCGGGGTAGTAGAGGTCTCTGCCGACTTTCATCTTAACCAGCATTCTTCTTCAGCCCTTCCATCGCTGCCAGGAAGTCATGCAGGAAGTTAGCACCCCGGCTTACTAGCAGCCCGGACAGTACCATGCCGGCATAAGGGACGGCCAGGGGTACACCGACCATGCCAAAGAAGTCCACTCCCGCCGCTACGCATAAAAAAACGCCGAGAGTTACGGCGCCTATGCGATCGGCGGATATTTTCCCTTCCTGCCAAAACATCTTACATGTCTCCCAAAGGGCTTCAAGCGAAGCTCCCACTACAAGTAGTTTATAAAAATCCATGTTAAAACACCCCTTTTGTAATTTTAACTATACGTGTTCCCTTATTCCAGTCAACCTTAAAACCCATTTCAAGGTTGATTGCGTCTATTAATTCCCTGACAGGTACATAAACCCTGTCATCAATCATAATCCCATTTATTTTAATGTCGCCAATCTGGACTTTTGGCTGTGGCAACTTGTTCAACATATCTCGAATAACGCTCACGTTCAAACACCCCGGACAGTCAGTTTGGTTTACCTCATTGTGGGCCAATACTTTATCTGGCGTAATTTTGTAGTCCCGCATCAAGTTTTTTATCAGCCCATATAACGCCAGCATCTGGGCACTGGTAGGCTTGCTCTGCGTAAAATCTCCCACCAGGCAAATACCTACACTGTCTTCATTCCTTCCGGGCGCATGGGCCCCCGTAAAAAGCAGGTAGCGGCCTTCTTGGATTTCTCCGTCATCGCCGCCGCTGCCGTTACAGATTACATAGTGGTAGCCAATGTCAGCAAATCCTAATTTCTTCATATGGTAGTCCCGGAAAACCTTTACGTTTCCCTCATGCGTACCTGAATGGTGCAGGACGATATAGCGTATGTCCGAATAGTTACGCCGGGCCATGCCCACAAGGTTTACCGCACCAGCAGCATTTTCTACAGTCATCCCCTACCCCTCCCCCTTACAGCTTTTTCACCTCGTATTCCTTTTCCCCAATATACAGGGTTACGATTTTGTCAGGGTATTTTAAGGTAACTTTATGTGTATACTCATCCCACCCTATGTCCTTCACACCGGCAATATTCGCTAGGCTACGAAGTTCGACCATAGTACGCCCGTTCAGCAAAATCGGCGGCACGTCGAATTCCTTCTTAGTAGGGGGGATTTTAGGCGTCAGGGGTTTTTCAAACTCGACGGCCCACGCTTCCATAAGCGCGGGCATCCCTCCCAGGTCGTCAAACCTGTATTTAGCATAATGTTCACACATGCGGTAAAAGCCGTCGAAGCCCCAGTCCCGTCCCCAACTATTAGGCCCTATGTTAAAATTAACAAAGACTTGCCCTTTTTCCTGGTGCTTCATATTTTTGTCATAAGCTAACTGCATAGTGGCGTGGCCGCCGGCTATGACACCTTCCGGCTGGACTATCCACCCGTCGGCCCAGTTAGTCCATGTCACAATCGAACCTACCAACACCATCTTGCCGGAGGCAATAGCTTGCTGTATTTCGTCTAAAGTATCAACATTCAAACGCGCGTAGGCTTTAATCTTGTATTTTTCGGCCTCCCTATACATCGCGTCCGTAAACTTAGGCTTCGTATTCCCCGGCATGGTAGGGCATAGGGCTTCTGGACACATGCCCACCTTATGCATGACTTGCAGTACAGCCCTTAATGTCGTCCCATCCTGCCCAGGCAGGCCGTCAATCTCCTTGGACTGCCAGTAAAGCCATTCCGGGCTGAAGCCGCCTGGAGGCAGCTGCCCCATAGTCCAGTAGTAGGAATTAGCTATTCCTGCCCCTGCATACCCGCCGCAGTAAGGGTTCTTCCCCTGATCCATCACGAACGGGAAATGGTGCTCCAGCGTAGCCGCTTCCGGTATTTCTGCAGGGGGTTCGGCTATTGCCTGTAGTGGCCAGTCCCTTTCATCAGGGGGAGAAGGCTTAATATGCCAGCCTTTCATCTTGGTGTTGACAAGCTTTTCCCAGTCCATAACTGTTCCCCCCTTTTAATGCGTAATAATATACATCGCCATACTGCTGCATAACCCGGTCAATATAGTAATAACAACAGTAACGGCCCACGTTGGTCGTGAGCCGAAGTCTTTTCGGAGTGCCTCCAAATCCTTTCGTATATCTGCCAGAGTACCGTTCTGTTTTACCTTCCAGTCCTCCAGGTCAGTAATCCTTTCGTCATGGCGCCCTTGCACTACCTCAATTTTATTCACCCTTTCTGTGAGTTCCATAAGAACGCTCCCCTCCCCTCAAAATTAAAGCCGCCTCCTGGCGGCCCCTTCGATTTGACCAAGCATCTTCAGCATCCGTAGTTCCTCTAAAATAGTCCCCGCTGTAACAACACCAAGCGAATACTGATATAAAGCCAACTCCAACTGTTTTTGATGTATGCGTTTCCATTTTTTGAGCAGCTTATCCGGCATCTTTCCATCCTCTCATAAAAAACCGCCAAATGCGGTGTATTAACATAGCAAACAGTAATATTGTGGTATAATTTAAATAGAAATACCTGGAGGGATTATCAATGCCAGATTGGTTATTTGAACACGCGTTTTGGGATTTCGACTGGCTCGATATTTTAGTCTTAGGCCCATGCGCCGCCGGGCTGGTGCTAAAGTTTTTATTCAAATTAGTAACTGGTAGTTATAAGTCAAGTTACAAAGATAACCCCGATTATACTGTAGGCGGCAACGACAATATTCATCGCAATTTTTGGGATTATATGTAGTGAGGGAGATATAAAACCTCCCTCACTTTTTTAATACCCTGTTTCTTTCCCTTACTAATTTTTCTATTTCTTTTCGTTTTTCTTCTGCTGACAATTTTTTATCCCTCGTTATTTCCGCAATTTTCCGTTCAATACTTTCCAACCGCCTTTGTTTATTGATCTTTTCGTAAGCTGTTTGCGGGTTAGGTGAACGTTTAACTGCTTGTGTTTGCGTTTTCGAAAGAGGCCTGCGGTTATTTTGGTAATATTCTTGTGTTTCGCTAAACCCAGAAGGGCCAAACAGTAACCCTCTTACCGTATTCGGTAAACTTGGTACTATGGGATATTTAAGCTGTTTCTTATCCTGCGTATAAACTCCCTCTTCCTTCAACGCCCTAAGTCCCTTAGCAGTCTTTTCTAACTGACCGCCAGCATAAGGAGGTATCAGTTTATACCAGGGGTTTTGCAAAGCCCTGTTTACTAATAAACCTGTACCAAACCTCGTTGGATCACCTTCCCCAAACAATTCCCTTCTAGTAGGCCATTCCCTGCCAAACATTGTCATACCGTATTCAGGGTATAACGCTGCCATCGACTGCCCAAGAGGGATGTTGGACAAAACTTCACCAGCTACCCTACCTAGCCTTTGTTCCAACGTTAAATCAGGTGTTGCCAAAGCTTCCCCTATAGCTTCTATAGGGTCAAAGACTACTCCGTAGCCCCTAGTAGCCTCCATTGCTTTATTAAAAATAAAGGCTGCCAGGTAAAGGGTAAGCAGGCCGCCGAAGTCTTTAGCCTTAACAAAATCCCTTTGCACATGCCACAAGTTGCCTACTTCCACCTGGAAAGGCATAACTATTTGCATTAACCGTGATTTTTGTATTAAAGGTACTTCGCCAATTCCCCGTCCTGCTACCATTTGGCGAGTAATATCATCAGCATATTTTATAGGGTTAGTTATCCCTTCTGCTACCGCTTTGCTGTAAACTGAATTCCAAATAAACTTAGAACCTATTTCATCAGTCTTCATTAATACCCATTTGGCAAACTTGACGGGTTGCTGTAACAATTTAGTATCAAACTTATCATACATTCTGCTACTAAAACGTTCTTTAAGAAACCCTGATTTTTTAATGGGGTCGTTTCTTAAGAGTTTTTTCTGCCCTATATCGTCAATAATATTCAACAAAGTTTTACCGGCTCCGGGGATAGAATACTGTTTCGCAAACCCTATCCCTTGCGGTACATTGCCAAACTGCGCTAGGGCTGAAGCAGCGTTACCAAGTATCGTATTAGCTTTAACCCTGTTGTTTAGCCAGTTAATAGCGTTAAAAGTCATCCTGCCGCCAGGTATAATTTCCTGGATTACTCTATCAACAGGGTTGGTTTTACCGGCTAAATCCTGGGCAAATTTACGCAGGAAGTTAATAAAGTTATTCAAGTGCCGTGTTTCAGTAGTAGACTCGGCAAGTAATTTAGCTAGGCTTTCAAAGTTGGATATATGCGGGTCTATATGGATGGCATAAGAAGCAGACGGCACATAGTTTAAAAACCCACCGACAGCATCTTCTTTATACGGCCCCATACCCCGCCGTTGCATAAAACTAGCCCATCTGGTTTTAGGCAAAGTAAATTCAGATACAGCTACAAGTTTAGGGTCAATGTTGGCAGGAGTATCAAATATATTCTTTAGGCCGCCCAGGGTTTCCGACAATTCCCTAAAGTGGCGGTAATAATCCTTGCGTTTAGGGATAATCTTTTCAGGGTTGTTAGGATATATTTCTCGCCTAACTTCGTTAACCTTATCAAGTAATTCATCGTACTTCTGCCGGAACCACTTATCAGCCTCAACAACCTTCTGCCAATCTTTAGGCCTTATAGATTTAAGCTGTTCTAATGTTATTTTCTTTTCACCATACCGCTGCACCAAAGCAGAAAGTTTGCTCCCTTTGGTAATCCCCAACCCTTTAACGATCTTTTCTTCCAGTTCGTTTAGCAACTTTTCCTGGAACTCAATATTGGCTTTTTTAGCTTCATCGAATGGGTCTAAAATAGCTTTCTTAACTTTCTTGTATTGTTTACCAAACACATCCCTAAAGTTACGGTAAACATCCTGGGCATAGGCCCTAAAACCGCTGATGTCTTTAAGTTCTTTCACATTCAAGGTAAATGCTCCAGGTTCTACCGTAGGTTCTGGCTTAGTAGAAGTGACCTTACTTGTACCTGCTACTCCCGCTGTGGCAGGTTTAGATTGTACTTTTAGCCTTTCCCATATTGCCTGGCCTACCCGTTTAGCTAATGGGGCAGCAATTCTCCCTATTGCTACATCACCAACTCCCCCTATAGCCGCACCTATGCCTGCTTGTTTAGCTACTTCGCCAGCAGATTTACCTTCACCAATAGCCTTAAGCCCCTCATACCCGCCAAAAGACGTAGCACCTCTTACCCCTTCTTGAAGTAACTTACCTGCCTTAGGCAGTGTTTTTACGGCTGCCTTGCCCAACGTGCCATACGCGCCACCAACACCTAAAGTTTCAGGCAACAATGTACCCACAAACCTTGTTGCCTTTTCTGCGGTAGTTGCAGGTTCTGGAGCAATACGGGCAGGGTCAAAAGCAAAAGCGGCTGTACCTATAGTGTGTTTTGGCAGTTCTTTGCCTTGCCTCTCGCCTATAACACGGTTCATTTCATTAAGGCTTTGCAATGCTAATTCATTGCCTACTTTAGCACCGGGTAGTTGCTGAAAACCTTGGACTATACCAGCAGGGAATTGCTTTAAGATATCAAGGAATGAATGTTTAGGTTCCGGTAGTGGTAATGACGTATCTAGTTTCCTAAACTCACCTACGCCGGTTTTGGGCAGTGTAACCTCTTGTGGTGTTTCTTCTTTAGGAAGCGTATCAGCAAATATAGCAAAGCCTTTACCATGGGCTTTTGTGGGCTGTTTATTACTTTGTTTCTTTGTTTCCTGCGCGAAAACTTCAAAACCCATTCGATACACCTCCTATTTCCAAAACTGCCACCATTGCTTTTCAGGTTCTTTACTGTCACTACCCGAAAAAAGCGTTGCAGCCTCTGGCCATAAGTTAATAATCGCATCCATAACAGCTTTTATATCTACACCTCTACTGGCCATCGTACCAGCATATTTTTTGAAGTCATTAACAGCATCCTGGACATTGTCATAAGTCATTATTTGCGCTATAGCTTCATTAGTAGCAGCTTTGTCTATTCCACTAGTAGACGTGCCTCTACTACTCGCCGCCTTCTGCCGCTGTATGCTCAAATAGACATCATTATACCGCTGGTCGCTGGTCTTAGTCCCTTTAGGTACGCCCAGGATAGCCGCATCTTCGTCCGTCAAAACTTCGCCGGCAATCTTCCAGCGTTCCAGGGCAGCCTCACGCCTAGCTTCTTCAATCTTCTGCGCTATTTCCTGCTGCCGCGCCTTCTGTTCCTCCTGCGCCATATAACGGCTGAACAAGCTGTCCTGCAAGCCGTACCACTGGTTGAGACCGGGCAGGGTAGGCACTACAACTTCCTCCCCGCTACTCAAACGTATGTTGGGGTTAGGTCTCCAGGGTGTATAGGCGTTAAGTTGCATTTGAGGGACAGGAGGCGGTACTACAGGGGGTAGTTCAGGTCGGGGTACTACAGTAGATAGTTCTGGGGGTTTTGGTACAGTCCAATCTTGGCGCAATGGCTTGCTTGATAAATCGCCACTTAGCCAACTCCCTACATAACTAGGATTAATATAGGCTTTATTATTTTTTATAGTGTAAGCGTCAGGAGAAATAGTACCAGTTCGTCCACTTCTAGGGTCAAATAAAGAAATAACCCTGCTTTCAGGATTATAGTTTACTTGGTATCCCAAATTTTCCATTGTTTGTCTAATAGGTATCAAGCTACCATTATCAGGATAATTAGGAACTAACCCCTTATTCTTTGCAACAGTAGCAGCCACCATCTTATTCCACGCATCCCAACCACCGGCGTCAGCAACAGAAGTACCATAAGGGCTAGTGCTTTTCGCAGTAGAAGATTTACTCGAACTTCTGCTGCTAGAACTTCTACTGCTAGAACCGCTACTTCCAATTTGGTAGCTAGGTGCAAAGCCTGGGGACTTCTCCCTAATCTCGCTTACTATCCTGTCCACATCGGCCTTGGTAGTCCTTCTTAAAGCCTCTTCTACCTGCCGTTGGAATTCTTCTGGTGTAATAGCCAATTTAAATCACCCCTTTCGGGTAAATGAAAAGAACCTCAGTTGAGGTTCTAATAATCATAATATCTTTCCCAATTTGTACTTTCCTCTATTGCCCATCCCGGTGCTTTAACTAATTTTAAAGCCAAAGCCGAATTCTTAAAAGCTATGTCTTCAAGTTCCTTTGTGCTATCTCCATAATCATAAATCCCATTGTTTTGATAAAGAAGGTGTGTTGCTTCATGTGCAATAACGCCTGCTAAATATTCTGGTGTAAATCGTTTATCATCATTCTTTAGGTATTCTGTTATAGTTATAACCCCATCCATACTTGATGCAAGCACCTTAATTCCCATCCAGTTATTATCAGTTATCTCTTTCGTATTCTCACACACCATAGCGTAATGCGGTAAATCCTTTTCCTCCAACATGTCCAGTGCCTCATTCACTACCTGCTTAAACGCCAAGCTTCCTTTTATTGCCGGCCGCACCAGTTTCTTTTTAGTGGTGTCCACCCACGCAGCCTGACCGTCCCATCTAACCTCAGCGCCAAGTTTTTCACTTACTAAGCGTAAAGGTACATAAGCCCTGCCGTCTTTAAGGATAACCTCCGCATCCTGCGGTTGGCTGTTGATATACAGCCTCGTATTTTGCGTCGCATACACCGGCACGGCAAACAGCAGGCACAACACTACAGCAAGGACAACTTTACGCATGAACATACCCCCTTTTAGGGGTAGTATATTCCATATTCGCCTAAAGATTCCTGCCAAGCATTGCCGTTATCTACCCTCATACAGCCTGCGGTACAAAGCTACAAGTATGTCGCCAGGCTTATACTGGCTGGGGAGGTTGTATTGACCCGTCTGCTGCGCCACGTCAGACAATACACCCTGAGCAAACTGCATGGCCGCCAGGTCCTGGTTAAACAGCCTGTTAGCATAGTCCTCATACAGCAAAGGCGCCTGCATTAGTGCCGCTGAAAGCTGCCGCGCATATGTGTCGGCCAAAGCCTGTTCATTTTCGCCGTACTGCTGGCCTAGCAGTTCCTTAGCCGCCGCTATACGGGCAAGTTCATTAGCCAGGTTTTGTTCTAATTCAGCCTGGCGGTTGGCAATAGCCGACAAAGCATTGGCCCTGCTGGCGCCCAACTCGGCAAGGCGGTTAGCAATAGCAGACCTGAAAAGGTTTTCCTGCGTGGTAATGTCGTTAATACTGCCTGCCGCCCGGTTCATAATGTCCGCTTCCCTGCCAACAGCACTCCCCGACCTGAACAAGCCCCGCGCCGCCATGATTTCACGCAACCTTTGGGCGTCCCGTGCCGCCTGCGCGGACGCCTGGTTGCGCTGCTGCTGGTACTGCGGTATTTGCGCTGCGAGTTGTTCATTTATGCGGTTCTGTGCCGCTGTGTAGTCGGCTTCGGTAGTGCCCCTTAGTTCGCCCAGGCGGTTTCTCCCGGCCGTATAGTCGCTTTGTACCGTACTGCGGCTGGTGTCAAACCCTAAAAGGTTGCGTTCATATGCCTGGCGCAAGGCCCTGGCGCGTTCGTCTTTCTCGGTGCCGTACACGTGGCTAGCCCAGTCTTTGTACCGGCCCAAGTATTGTTCTCTTGTGAGAGCCAAAATAAAAACCCCCTTTCAGGAGTTGTTGCATAGTTAAGTCCTATTACGCAATACCTAAAATATCATCACGTTCTGCCTGTGTTAAAATCCCCTTTTGAAAAGCCAACTCAACTTCCTCCGCAGTCCTTAACCCCTTCTGGTAAAGATATTTCCAAATATAATGATTAAAACTCATTGGGCAGTACCCCCTTGTAACTGCAAATCTGTAATAGCTAAGGCTAATTGGTCAATTAACTGCTGTTGATTACTTATTAGTTCTTGTTGGTCAGCTATTTTTAGTTGAGCATCAGTTAAAGCAAGCATAATCTGTTCTTCTACTGTTGGTTGATATGGTAGAGGTGTCGGGTCATGGGCGTTAACTATAGTTCCAATCTGGTCAATGACTTCTTGTGGTGTGTCATCTGGTATATAGATATAAGCTTCTGAGCAGGTTACTTCTGTGCCGTCAGGTTTACCTTCAACACGGTCACGCCCTGCTACTATAACACCGGTAGCAAGAAGTTCGTCGTGGAGTTTTGAAAGTAAAACGGTTTTTGTATATGTTAGCTTCATATTATCCCACCTTTACCATCATAAATTCAGGAGAATAATTACCAATAAACTCTATATCCAGTGCTCCACCACTATTTTGAAGTACACACAACTCAACGTAATCATTTGCGGCTAGCTCGTATACCGTTCCAATTGTTACTATAGTTGAATAACCACCTGCAACTGCAACACATTGTTTAATAGCAATCTTTGTTGTCCCGTTTAAAGTGATGTTTACATAACGATAACCAGTATCATTGCCAGCAAAACTAATATTCCCTGAAATGAAATATTTGCCTGCGGTATTACAGGTCAAACGAGTGTTGTTTGTCGTTACGTCATGTATACTATCCGTATCAAACCTTTCACTATCGAAAGCAAGTGCTGTAAGAGTATTATTAGCTATACTCTGTGCTACACTATGATAAACCCTTGCCGCAGGTATTACAGCATGTGCATCTATCGCATTTTTGGCCAAATGCGTAGCAAGGTCGTCAGCATTTCCCTTGACAGTTTCGGTCGTTCGACCGGCACCAGCAAGGTCATTAAGGCTATTGAACACTTCATTAATTGCATTAACTAAATTATCTTTTGCAGAAGTTATCAGATTAGCAAGAGTACCTATAAAACCTCTATTTTCCATTACTGTTTCGGTTGTTCGCCCTGCGCCGGCAAGGTCGTCTACCTTTGCGTCTACTTCCGTTTCGGTATAATACCTACCATCATGATCACTTGAGTTCTTGTGAGTTGCCAAATCATCAGCGTTGCCTTTTACCGTCTCTGTTGTTCGCCCTGTGCCAGCAAGGTCGTCTACCTTTGAATCGGTGTAGTTATTAGCATTAGATTCTGCGGCGTCCGCCTTCGCCTGCGCCCCTTCAGGAGTTTCTTTAGCGTCCACTTCCGTTTTAAGGGTAGTGTTAATATAGTCCCGTATCTGGTTCATGGGCGTCTGCACCTGCGCCCTGGCTTCTTCCTCGCTGCCCGGGCTTTTAGGGAAGGACACCTTATTTTCTAAACCATCCGTAGGGTCAAATTGGAATTCAGTTAGTGCCAAAGTAAGTCACCTCACTTAACCTTACTGCTAAGGTTGAAGTAAACTTTCAAGTCAAGGATTGATAAGTCTTCATTCAAGTTGTTGTTGGAAAACTCTATTTGAAAGTATTTAGCCTTTTTAATTTTTGTTTTAAGCTTAAACACAGGGTCAAAAATATTAACCGCCCAGGTAAACATGCCCCAATCCCAATTAGCCCAGTTAAAGCTATTAGAAGTAACGCTTTTAGTAAATAGCGTCTCGCCTGTATCGCTGAGTATCTTAATAGCAATATTGCCGGCGTTGACTACATTGGTGCGGAAGAATACCTGGTATATAGTTTTCAGCCACTCCATAAAGCCGAAGTGGAACAGTTTTGACCGCCACACACCATTGATAGGTACGCCGTTATCGTTCTTGTTGGTGATAAACTTCTGGACTAGGCCTTCATCCCTATCGCCATAGTACAGTTCACGGTCGCGCACCAGCCAGACGTTAGCGTTAATGTTATCCCAATGCCACCAAGCCAGGGCGTCCTCATTGCCCAGGTAGGGCGTATTTTTATAGTCCCAGGCCCATGCTTTACTGCCCACGCAAAGGATATAATGGGTTCCGTCGTCGACCGAAGTGGCAGCCAGCAAGTCTGATTTCGCTTCATCAAGCAGCCCCGGCCTACCTGGAGCGCCGTTAATAAGCCCGCCTATAGGCTTGACGTTCCTCTCGCCGCGCACATCAGTCCTTACTAATACATGCGGCCCTTTGTAAGTGTTGCAGAAGACTATCATATTATCTATTAGCTGCACTGTGTAAGGCATATCGCAGCCAATATTATCGTTGATTGGGTAAAACGCAATTATGCCGCTGCCAGTTTCGTCAATCATAAACTCGCCGCGCTGGATGCTGCGTTCTTTGAACAGGATTAGCTGGTCGTATAAAGGCTGCAAAGCCGTGTTGTGGTCGGCATCGCTGCCTACAGCGGCATAGTTGCTTTCCGGCCAGTATGTAGGGTCTAACGCATACTGGGTTATGCCGGACCACCATACGGTAGACGGCGCGTCCGGGTTGCCGGTAAGCACCACCCGCGTATCGTTCTCGCCGCCGTACAGGGCAACGTACCTGTTTTTCTTTACCAGCGAAGCGTCCATCAGGCCGGTTTTTGTAGCCTGGATAACGACGTTATCAGTACCAGCCGGTGGCGCTGTAGCAAAGGTTACAGTCCCATCAGTTAGATTAACGCTGTAATCTGTGCCAGCCGTTTTCTCTTCGCCGTTAACTACTACAGAATCAACAGAAGTTATATCAGTAAAAGTTAAATAATATACTGTAGAGCTACCGTCAGCACTGAATGAATCTTTCCATGAATCCGATAAGTAGTTAAGGTCTTCGTTTCTTGTCCCGCCGCCGGAAGGTGCCCGGCCTAAAGTATACAACGGTACATAACCTACTACCTGCGTTACGCTATTGCCGTCATACTGTAGGTAGTTGGTGCCGTCTAAGATATAAAGAATGTCGTTAAAAACAAACAGGGTTACCCTTTGGTCGGCAACCCCGTCGTATATTTCCACCGGCTGTTCGCTACTGGATTGTGTATATATTTTCGTCCCGTGGAATTGCACTGTAATAACCGTGCCGTCTATCTTCCGGTAGTCAAAATAACCATTTACCGCACCAGGGCCAAGGGTGGTAGCATAGACTTTTTGCTGCCCTTTGCGCTTCTGCACCCCGCCCTTACCGTCAGACACCATGTTAAGCGTATACGGCGATTGGGAATCGGCAATCTGGCTCTGCTCGTTCCTTATGTTTAAGCCGCCGTCAATACGTTTTATCTCATACGGCGGCTGTTCCGGCAAAGGCGCCGTCCTAGGGTAATTTCTCATCAACGCCACCACCCAAGTACGTCCTGTACCTGTTCTATTTCTCCACGGTTTTGCTTAATCTCGTTATAACCGTCATTCCAAAAGGCCAGCCACTTATCGGCCTGTTCAGCTTTAGTCCTGTCATACATACCCTCCATATGAAGGTACTCAAAGGCCGCATAGTAGCACAGCACTTTATGGTCTACAGCACCAGCAGGGAATTCCGGCGTGTCGTCAAGATTCTGCAATTTGGCAGGTATATAGTAATAATAAACGGTTAACGTGTCTCCTTCGTTGTAGTCGGGGCATTCTACCTTATTACCAGGGACAAATGCCCGCCTAACAGGGGCTTCATCTTCGTTTTCGATTTTAATTATTTCGTAGAAGGTTTTTGATAAAGAAGATAAACTGAACTGCTTATTGGCGTCCAAGACAACATCTTCGGAATGGTCAAGCTTAAACCTGAACTTGGCTATTTTGATATACGCCCTGTTGATAGCACTTTTAAACTTATTAACTATTGCCAGGCTTTCCCCAGTATAAACGCCGTCTGTTTTTTCTATAGTCTCATCAACGTATGTCGCCGTTTCAATAAACATTTCGTCAAGTGTCAATGGGGATCACCCCCTTTTTGGAGGTCAATTAGATATAGCCACCCTGTTCCAGCAGCTTAGCCACTGGCTCTGGCACTTCCACAGTTTCACTACGCTTAATCTGGAAGATGTACCCATTTATTGCCGCAACTACAAACGAATCTCCAGGGTTTAAATTATCTTTTGGTACACGTATTTTGACCTTCGGGTACTTCTTCAGCATATTACCGGTAGCTTTGATAGTCTGGTCAATTTGGCTGTCAGTAAGTGTATCCTTTTTTTTAATTCCCTCTGCCATAATTTCTTTTTCCTTAGTCATAGTATTACCCCCTTAAAAACAGGGGAGGGGATAATCCCCTCCCTATGATTCTTTCGTGGTTTTTAGAGTAACAAGTTGGCTCATACACTACACCCCTAAGCGCTGGCAGTTGTTTCTATGCGCAGGATAGCAAGTTCTTGCAACCTTACAGCAGTAAGGGCGGCTTTCCATCCCGCGGTAGCCCTCTGGTTCAACGGGTCAGCAGTACCAGCCGAACCGAACTGCTTAACGATGACTTCAGGCTTGGAACTGCCAGCTATATCAGGGATACCGTACCCGCCTTTACCGAGTACAATAGTTCCATATACATCAGCGCCAGCAGCACCTGCGCCAGTCCACACAGGGGCCTTACTAGTCTCGATAAACCGAATGCCGTAAATCTTACCAAGCTCCCCGTCGAAAATCTTCTGGCTGCCAGCATACTGGTTGGCGTTAGTCCACTCGGCAAGCCCCATAATGTCATAGGCAACATCCGGGTGGATAATGCCAATATACTCGTTATTGGTAATCGGCTTAACGTTGTTGCGCTTCATAAACCTGCGGGCCTTTTTAATCAAGGTTGCATTAATGTTGCTGGCAACTTCAGCCCGGGAAGCGCCGTCGGAATACAGCACATTAGTACCAGCAGCTACAACATCGCGGACAATTTCGTCCAGGCTTTCACCGGCGTTCTCACCAAGCAGCTCGACAGTTTCGGTGAGCACAGGGTCAATACCAACCATGTCGATAAAATCGGAAATCTGGACATATCTGCCATACTGACTGACGGTAGCGGTAACTTCTGTGACTGACAGGTTAACGCCGTCAGGAGTTACTCCTTCAGTTAGCGGCGTAGTGGTAGTAGATAAACTGTTGAAACGCCGGAAGTTGACCGTAGCACCTTCGCGTTTCGGGATATTCTTCTTCTGCCCGTACTTCATGAACACAAGTTTGGGCAGCAACCTCTCAAGCAACACGCGTTCGTAGAACGTTTTAACTTCAGCCGACAGCTGATTACCAGCTGCGGTATAGGTTTGGGTTTGAGTTGCCATATATCGTCACTCCTTTAGAAAGTTATTTTTTCACCCCGCTTGACGCGCTCGACCATGCGCTCAAAGTCTTCTTTAGGTATATCCCAGGCTGACTTCTGCGGGGTCGCCCCGCCTTTAGCAGGGCCGGTACTTGCCTCTTTGCGCTGGCGAATAGCGGCTATGGCCGCCTGTTCGCCTTCCGCTTTGGCTTGCTCGGCAAGTTTTTTGTAGTTCACCCTGAGATAAGCGTCTAAAATAGATAAGCCCCGCTTTTCGCGGAGTTCCCACACTTCGGGGGGTATTTTTTTTACGTCAGGGAAGACTTCAATAAACTCGTTAATTTCCTGTGTTACACGCTCTTTCTCGGCTAACTGTTTTTCTTTTAATTGCAGTTCCTGCTCTTTTTGCTTGATACGAAGCAGGGCCGGGTGGTTCTCTATTAACCGTGGATCTATGCCCTGTTCCTCAAGCTGTTTGTAATACTGCTGCTCCTGTGTCTGCATGATGGCCTGTGCCCATTGCACGGGGTCCATGCCGTACTTTTGGGCTTCCTGGTAAGCAAGCTGGAAAATAGGACCGTAGCGCTGGAACAATTCCTGTTCGGTAGCTTGTTTTATTTCCTGCCGCAACTTTTGCTCTTTGTCGGCCCACTTTTTGGCGAACGCTTTTTCTAGCTTATCTGACGTTCCTTCCTCGCTTGCTCCTTCTTCTTGCTCTTCTTCTTGCGTTTCTTCCTGCTCGGCGGCAGCAGGTTCTTCAACGCCCGGTTCGCTTGTTTCTGTAGCAGTTTGATTTTCGGTTTTCTCCTCAGTTTCCGTTTGCAGGCCGGCGTCATCCTGCACTTCAACGCCCGATTCACTCTGGATTTCGTTTAATTCCTCGCTCATAATTAATCCTCCTTGCTATCCGGCGGCGATAGCTCTTCGACGCCCGAATTTTAAAATAAAAATAGGAGTTATTTACCCCTCCGGTGTTTGTTAATATTAATTGCTTGTTCTTGCTTTAATGCTTCAGCCTTGGTCTTATGCCTGCCTAAAACTTTAGTTCCGTCTTTGCTATACAGCACCCATTGGCTGCCCTGCTTGCGTATCAACCGCACCACCTCCTTGCAGTTCGGTTAATAATTGCTGCTGCACTTCCGGCGGTTGGCTTAAGAATGCTTCTCGTTCTTCCGGCGGCATGGCGGCTAAGACGGCGTTTATATCCATACCGCCACCCTGTTCTGCCTGCTGTTGCGCCATCTGCGCCCCCATTGCCTGGGCCTGGCGCACCGCTTCAAGTAATTTTTCAGCCATTGGCAGGACGTTTTTGGAGACGTTCTCAAGGTACTGCTCAAAGGTGATACGCCCTTTGTCTAAGTGCTCTTTCAACTCAGACAACACGACAAACTCGCTATAGGCCGCGCTTGGTGTCGCCGTCACCCTCACGTCAAAATCAAAGTCGGCATAGTCAGTACCGCGGAACCAGAAAAACTGCCTGCCAGTATCTTCTGTGATGCGTATCAAACGACGTTCGGTGTAAAATTCCTTCCAGAACGCCTCCCATATACGGGCTACATCCCTTAAGTAACGCCTAAAATTGCGGCTTACTTTACTAATCCTCACCCCTGCTGCTCTCTGCAAGGCCATGATAGCCGCCGCGTTCAGGTCGCTAGATGGGGCTTTACCAACAGCGGCCTCATGCACGCCTGCCTCATCCTTGACCATCTGCGGCATAATTTCTATTAACTCCTTGACATATGACGGCACTTGAGGTGGGGCCATATAGTCAATGCCCCATCCAGTCCCTGGCGGCGATTGGTCAATAATTATTTCAGCAGGTGTATTTGTAGGTTTGTTCTCAATAGCACCTTTTTTGACCCTCATCTTCGCCCAGGCCGTAAGATAACCGTTCCATATTGCCAATGCCAACAGCCTGTTGATCGACTTCTGCACCTCGATAAGGTTGCGCCCTTCACCCTCGCCTAGTATGTTGTGACGGACATTCTTCCAACGAAAAATAGCTATGGGATACAGGTCGGATCTTTGGAAAAGCGGCCTCTCCTGCCTGACTAACTTGCCCTCGGCAACAACCTCATACCATACTTCCACCCTGTCCGTTTCCTCGTTGTAAACCTTGCGGAACCGCCTGATTTCATCAACATACTTGGTTGCCTCTACCTCGTTTCTTTCAGCGTCATATACCTTCTGCCGCTCCTGACTTTTACTACCCTGTATAGCGTTTACGTCTTCACCTAGCTTTTTGGCATGTTCGCGGTAGAACTCGCGGAATGCCTCTAGCGGTGTCCTACCCGTAATGATTATCCACGGCTGTTTCTGGACATCCTTTTCGCGCGGGTTGCCGAAGTGAATGTCGGCAGGATCTATTTCTTCACCGCAAATATCACCCTCATAGGCCGTAGCCTTGGACGGGTTGCCGCCACGTTTGCTAGGGTCCCACCACCAGTAGGTTATACCCGTGCCCAATAGTGCCGCGGCTTCCACAACTTCTTCGTTTAAGTCCTCTAGTTCTACTTCCTCCGCCGTAAACTTCGCTGCCTTGGTGAACATCTGCGCGGCATCGTCGTCTGCTGTTTGAGCTAGCTCCTGTCTGAGTTTTTGTGCTGTTTGTGTGTCTACATCAGGCGGTATCTTCGCTAATATCTCGTCTTCCGGCATACCCTCCCGGGGGAGGAAGGTTATTTCGGGTTCCTCGGACAATACCGCAGAAACCTTCTGGTCGATAACTGTCTCAAAAATATTAACGACCGGTCGCGGGTGGTACTTCGTGTCAGCCGTCACACTCGGCCACTGGTCGCCGCGCTTGAACCGCTCGTATTCCGGCCAGTCGTCGTAGTATCCCTGGCTTCGCTTCCAGGATATAGACGCCTGAAGCTGGTACATTATTTGGTCTACAATAGGCTGTTTTTCTTCTTTTTCCGCTTTGCTCTTGTTCATCCACGGTAATTTCATTCTTCTTCACCGCCTAGAAACCACTTCTCCAGCGTTTTATTCTCCTGCGCTGGCTCCGGCTCGCTCGGGGGAGGTTTAGTCACAGGAATTATCGGCAGGTTAACGGGTGCAGCTTCTTTTTGCGCTAACTTCTGCGCCCACAATATGCCTAGACGCAAGCAGTATACGGCACTAATAGTGCCAAATATAAATCCAATAAGCGTATATATAGCAGTCACCATGCGTGATAGTCCTCCTCGGGTTCTTCGGTTTGCAGGGCGAAAGGTAATTCTATTTTTTTTGTTTTTTGCACTGGCTTATATTCAAAAGACTGTTGCCCTCGCGAATAGTAAGCAATAGCTAGCGCCATAATTAAGTCATCCGTTTTTCCTTCCTGCGCCTCAGCCTTACCCTGTTCATTCCGTACAAAAGTTAACATTTCTTCAAGTGTTTGAACATCATTAATTAGCTCTATGTGTTCCCGCACAATCTCTACGAGTCCAGCAATCGCTACTGGTCGTGTTAGCTTTGTTGTCTTATAACCGTAAGCCTTTTGGGGCTTATGAGTAAAGGTATCCTCTGTTTCTCTGACGTACTGTTTTGGATATCCTAAACGCTCTAATTCCCTAACTGGGTAAGTACTAAAGTTAGTTTCAATACTCTGGAGGGCATCGTTGTAATAACGCCCTAAGCAATACATTTGCTTGGCATATAAATCCTCATCAAATTGATGACGTAAAACTGCTACCTGCTTGCCAGTAACATTGTTTATTATTTGCCCTGCAAACCAGTCAGAACCCTCGCCGGCAGTATCTCCACCAATTACATAAGGACAACCTTCTTGCACATCCTCATAAATTTTGATATATCCTCCTGGCTCGTTAACCCAGCGAATAGAATTATCTATAATACGTTCATTGATATACTCATAAACAAAAAAGCCCTCTTTCAGAGGCTTCCTGTTGCGTATCTGCGCTAACCGTTCATTCACTTTCTGCGCGTCGAATATAGTCTTTCCAAGGACACCCCATTCACCGAGGCAATACACGGAATAATAATACGGATCGGTATCTTTAAACCCTTCCAGCACGTCTCGCTGCTTCTGGTCAAGAAACCGATTGTCCCGATGTGTCGTTTTCAACGTCATGGAATCAGGCTTTTTCCGGTCAAAAAACTCACTTTTCAACCAATGTGTGATTGATACTGGGTTGAATGTGAGAATCATTTGCTGGTAGTACGGTGTCTTCCCTCTGAGACGTATGTCCAACTGGCGGTAATCCTCAACTGTAATTTCGCTGGCTTCCTCAATCCACATAGACGTGATACCTTGGATTGACTTCCGGCGCTCTACGTCGTCGAGGCCGTAAAATAATATCTCGTTCCCGTTCAGGCATTTCAGGTATAGCTCTGAACTTCGGCCCTGTGGGATTTTAAATAGTTCTTCCATACCCCAGGCGTAAATGGTATTCTTCAGTTCGGCAAAAACGCTGTCGCGTATATCCTCCCGCACTTTCCGGCAACATAGGAACCGGTGTCCTGTCTCTGTTAGGCAACGATATATGAGTTTTTGGGACGCAAAAACCGATTTCCCGGACGAACCGCCACCCATCAAAACAAGATAACGGCTCCGGTCGGCGTAAAGTGGGTAATAAACCTCGTTCGTAACTTCGGGAAGGCGGGTGAGATCGACAACTATTTTGCTCATAAGCCCTCAGGCTTCCGTATCTCAAAAGTGATTGGCCCGCCGTCCTTGCCGGTGAGCTCAACGTCCTGCCGGTCGCGCCAGCCATAGTTATTTTTGAGGTTGAATATTATGCCAACGGGGTTTTTTGCGTCAAAAAGGCGCTTTTCGGCGTAGTGCTGACACCGCATTTTTGCTTTTTTTACGGTGTCAGAAAATGCGCGACGACTTTCCGCATTCTCATAATCCAGTAGCGTTTCACGCGTAGTACCTAGCGCAAGCGCCAGGCCCGTAATCGTGTACGGCTCGCCTTTTTCATCGCACTCTGCAAAATATGCATCTATCATGCGCTGCATTTCCTCTACACTCTTATATTTAAGCGGTCTTCCTGCCATCACTCATCACCTCCACGAAATGCCGCAAAATCTCCACAGCTTACCACCCATTTGCCGTAGCGGATGGGCAAACATTCTTCTTTATATTCCCAGGTGTTCCAGTTGTGATTTGCTTGTAGATAAG